GGAACTATCAGCATTTCCTCGCAGAAGTGTCCGAAGGGCGGCACGGCCATGTTCGCCTTTTTGGCGCTGGCAGGGGATTTGGGTGCTACCGTAAGTCCTACCATGGTGGGCGCAATTTCCAATGTGTTTGACGGAAGCCTCAAAACGGGGCTGCTCGTTGCTACTGCTTTCCCGATGATGCTCATTCTCGGGCTGATCATCCTGCGTTGGAAATCCAACAAAACGCCGAAATCAATGCAGGAACTCCGCGAAATGGGCCCCAAAGATTAAAAATCGTGTCAGACTTGAAAAGAGGAGCAAACCGCCTTTTTGCTTCCTGCTGGTCGCCGTTCCCTTTTATTTGTAAGGGGACGGTTTTATTTTTCCTCGTCGGGCTGCTGTCCGTCATGTGCAAGCCAGCGCAGGAAAGGAAAAACGCGGAAAAGGATGGGAAACGGCGGAAGATTCACGACGGGAAAGAGTATCCGGAAAAGGGATAAAAGCGTATACAATCGCAAAGAATTCGGACATTGGGAAGCGGATACGGTAGTATCGGGACAAGGGAAAAGCAAAGCATGTTTTGCTACGCTTGCGGAGAGAAAAACAAGATACTATATAGCGATAAAGATCCCGGACAGAAAGGGAGAAACGATGGCGAAAGCGATCATAGCGGCACTGTCCGAATTTCCGAAAGAAGCGGTGAAAACGATCACATGCGACAGGGGGAGCGAGTTTGCATGTTGGAGGGAGATAGAGAAAGCACTAAGCTGCGAAATTTACTTTGCAGATCCGTACTGTGCATGGCAGAAAGGAACAAACGAAAATCTGAACGGATTGCTCAGAGAATTCTATCCTAAGGGCAGGAATCTGTCAAGAGTAAGCCCTGCCACATTAAAAAAGAACCTGGCGTTGATCAACGCCAGGCCCAAAAAGGTTTTAGATTTCCAAACACCGCAAGATTTGTTTGAACAAAATCTTATCAAGTGTTGCACTTAGTTTGACAATTCATCATGGGAAAGAAAGGAGGATAAATGGGATTATTCAAACGGAGCAGAGACGGTCCAAAGGAAAAACGCGATCAGTCAGAGCGGATGAAAGATTTTATTCGCGGAGTGGATGTCGACTTTATCGGGAACAGTAACAGCGGTGTACGGGTGGATGAACTGCGAGCAATGCAGACGAGCGCAGTGTACGCTTGTGTCAAGATACTCTCGGAGACGATAGCGAGCCTGCCATTACACCTGTATAAGAAAGGAAAGGGCGGGAAACACGAGCTCGCGGATCAGCATCCGCTGAATGCTTGTCTGTACGAGTTGCCGAATGAGGAAATGACATCGTTTGAGTTCCGCGAAAGTATGATGTCATCGCTGTTGTTATGGGGGAACGCATACGCGCGAATTATCAGGCGGCAAGGTCATGTGGTCGAGTTGTGGTACTTGAAACCGCATCTCATGACGGTAGAGCGGGATAGCCAGACGGATAAGATAAAGTACACGTATTCGGATGACGTAACAAACGAAACCTATGTATACCGCCCCGACCAAGTCTTCCATGTAAAAGGGCTTTCTTTCGACGGGGTAAAGGGCATCAGCCCTATCGCTCAGGCACGAGAAGCAATAGGATTGTCGCTTGCTACAGAAGAGTATGGGGCAAAGTTCTTTGGGAACGGAGCCAGACCGGGAGGTGTGTTGGAGCATCCCGGCATTCTCAAGGATCCCGAAAAACTTCGTGAATCTTGGAATAAAGTGTATCAAGGAACAAGAAACAGCCATAAGGTCGCAGTCTTGGAAGAGGGCATGAAGTATCACACGATCGGTATTGCTCCCGAAGATGCGCAATTCCTCGAAACCCGCAAGTATCAGCTGAATGAAATATGCCGTATATTTCGTGTGCCGCCTCACTTGGTTGGCGACCTCGAGAGAGCAACGTTCTCGAACATCGAACATCAGTCAATTGAATTTGTCCAACACACGATACGCCCCTGGCTTGTACGCTGGGAGCAGGAAATCAGCCGTTCTCTCCTCGATGAGAAAGAACGGCTTTTGTATTTCGCCAAATTCAATGTGGATGGATTGCTTCGGGGAGATTACAAGTCCCGTACCGAGGGATATGCAATAGCCAGGCAAAACGGATGGCTTTCAATAAACGATATACGCCGATTGGAGGATATGCCTCCGATACCAAAGGAGCAGGGAGGCGACGATTATCTTGTCAATGGCAACATGGCAGCGGCAGGGGCTGCGGTGCAAGGAATACAAAAAGGAGGTAGCGATGGAGAAGGGCAAGAAGGAGATGCGAATGCTCCCGATGAAGGAACTCCGGGTAAGCGAAAGCGACGGGGCGACCGTAATTGAAGGACACGCTGCCGTGTTTGACTCGTGGTCTGAAACGCTCGGAGGGATCTTCCCTTTTAAAGAGGTTGTCCGAAAGGGTTCGTTTTCGGAAAGCATCGGAAGAGACGACATTCGCGCGTTGTTCAATCACGATCCCAACTATGTGCTTGGGCGAAACAGAGCGGGGACGCTCGAATTGGTCGAAGATGAGATCGGATTGCGTGTGCGTATTTCACCACCCGATACAAGTTGGGCGAGGGATATTCAAACAAGCATACGACGCGGGGATATCAGTCAGATGTCTATCGGCTTTGTTGTGGAAGACGACGAGTGGCGAACAGAAAACGGAATGGATGTCCGAGAACTGAGGAAGGTCAAGCTGTTTGATGTGAGTCCCGTGACATTTCCCGCATATACGGCGACCGATGTCGGCATTCGCGCGATGCAGGAGTATGAAGGGTATAAAGCGGAGCAACGAAGACAAAATGAGGCGGCTGAACAGGCGGCTGCAAAGAAAGCCAAGGATATGGCGCGGCTCGAGAGACTGAAAACAAAAATTAAAAATCTTTGAGGAGGAGCGATATGGATATCAAGAAAGTATTGGAGATGAAAGCAAAACGAGAGGACGCAAGACTCAAGGCGATGGCTGTTCTGAATAAAGCGGAAGCTGGGGATCGTTTCCTTTCTGATGAGGAGCAGAAGGAGATCGATAAGTATGAGTCGGAAATTCGCTCGTGGGATGAGAGCATCAACAGGGCGGAGAGGATGCTGTCCATGCAGCCCGAAGAGAGGAACACGGAAAAACCTGAAGCGAAGCCGTCCCCGAGCAAGGGCGATGAGAAGAGGTTTGCGACGTTCGGTGAACAGCTCATGGCGGTATACCGTGCGGCTTCGCCTGGCGGTCATACAGACGAACGACTGTCCACTCGTGCCGCACTTGGGGCAAATGAAACGACTCCCTCGGACGGCGGTTTCCTTGTTCAGCAGGATTTCGTGACCGAGCTGCTCAAGAGGACCTATGAAACGGGAATCCTTGCAAGCAAGGTCAAGAAAATCCCCATCAGTTCGAATGCCAATGGGCTGAAAATCAATGCGGTCGATGAAGAGTCGAGGGCTCACGGTTCTCGTTGGGGCGGCATTCAGACCTATTGGGAAGGGGAGGCAGAAGAACTGACGGCAAGCAAACCTAAGTTCCGCCAGATGGAGCTGTCGCTTAAGAAACTCACCGGTCTGTGCTATGCGACGGATGAACTCCTGCAGGATGCATCCGCACTTGAATCGGTAATCCGCCAGGCGTTTGCTGAGGAGTTTGGGTTCAAAATCGACGACGCTATTCTTTTTGGCTCGGGCAATGGCGAACCTCTCGGTATTCTGAACAGCGGGGCGGCGGTCACCGTTGCGAAAGATAAAGACCAGGCAGGAGTTATCACGGTCAACAATCTCATCACGATGTGGAACAGACTGTGGGCGAGATCGAAGGGGAACGCTATCTGGTACATCAATCAGGAACTCGAACCCTATCTCTATACGCTGACAATCGGGGATAAGCCCGTGTATATCCCTGCGGGTGGGCTTTCGCAGAAACCCTACGGCACTCTGTTCGGGCGTCCCGTTGTTCCTCTGGAGCAGTGCAATGCTGCGGGAGAACTTGGGGATATTATCCTTGCGGATGTCGGGCAGTATCTGCTTATCGACAAAGGCGGCATGAAGGCGGCAAGTTCTATTCACGTCAGATTCCTGTACGATGAGAACGTGTTCCGGTTCATTTACCGTGTAGACGGCAAACCCATTTGGAACAAACCTCTCAAGCCGTTCAAGGGCAGCGCAAGCGTGTCGCCGTTCGTTGTGCTTGAAAAGAGAAACGCCTGATTGCAAGGGAGGTGAGGGTATGCTCGATTTACAGGAAACAAAAGAGTTTCTCCGTGTCGACGGCGACGAAGAGGATGCCCTCATCTCGTCCCTGATCGTTACGGCAAAGGATTTGACCGAGGATGTAATGCGTCGAAAACTTACCGATTTTGAGGAAGTGCCTGAACCCGTTCGGCAAGCGATGCTGATATTGGTTGGAACTCTCTATGAGGAAAGACAGGTATCAAAGGGAAAGACGGGCGTATCTGTTGCGGATACGCTCGACCTTGTCCGCCGGATGTTGTTTGCATATCGCAAAGGAGCATTCTGATGGAAATTGGAGAATTGAATCGGCGTATCGAAATCCTGAAGTATTTTGTGGTGCGTGATGAATATGGTGGCGAAGATGGGCAATGGCTTCCCGTCGCTAAGGTTTGGGCAAAAGTCGAGCCTGTCAGTGGTACAGAATATTTTACGGCACAACAGATATCAGCCGAAACGGTAACGAGGATAACTGTGCGTTATTTCCCGTGGATCGATGTTATGAACCGAATTCGATACGGGACAAAGGTGTACGAAATCATAGGTATATCGGATCAGGACACGGCGCATCGTTGGACGGTTATCAATTGTAAGGAGATGGTCACCGATGAGTTACAGCGCAAGACAAAGAAAAGTGAAAGTGAGCGTGGAGGGCGCGGACAAACTTGTCAAAGAGATCAAGGCAATGGATGATGCCGCAGGAGCGGTATTGATGCAGGGTGCAAGGAAGGGCGGGGAAATCGCGTTAGAAGATGCTCGACAAAATTGCCCTGTGGATACAGGGGCCTTGAAAGCAAGTCTTGCTATGACGGATGACAAAGAAACGGCGACGAAAGCAACGGTTAAAGTTGACTATGATAAGTCAATAAAGTACGGAACATTTGTCGAACTTGGTGCAAGGGGGCGACCGGCTAATCCGTTTTTGAGGAATGCAGTCGACAAGAACCTTGACAAGATAAATGATGCTATCGTGGCGGAAATTTCAAAGGCAGTGGGGAGAGAACTATGAAAGATATCTGCCAGGCCGTCTATGACTATTTGTGTAGCAAGGAAGAGATCATTGCAGAAACAGGAACAAGGATATACCCTGTTCTTTTACCCGAAAATGCGCCCTTGCCCTCCATTGTTTATGCACCCGTCCTTGCCAATTATGATTCGGCATTGCAGGGGGACACGGGATATGTTCGGCAAACGATACAAATTGTGTGCCACGACAGGACATTCAAACGAGCGAGGGAGTTGTCGCGCCTCGTAAAGAATGCATTACAGGATTTCCACGGTGATATGTGCGGGCTGTACATACAAGCCGTGTTTATTAAAACGGATTATGAATACGATGCAAATACATCTCTCAAGTTTTCAATGGATGAGTATATGTCGAGCATCGAATTTGAGATCCATTTCAATGAAAAATAGGAGGACAGATATGGCTGTTGCAGGTAAAAACGGAAAAGTCGTTATTGGCAGCGGTGCGGATGAGAAAGTGGTCGGGATTAAGTCCTGGTCGCTCGAACTTTCGCTTGAAACATTAGAAACGACTGCGCTTGGCGATGATTGGAAAAATTATATCGCAGGGCTGAAAGAGTGGACGGCCTCGAGTGAGGGCGACTACGAAGTTCCTGTTGATACGGCAGGACAGGCGGCATTACAGGATGCCTTCCTGAACGGTACAACGGTCGTCGCAAAGTTGTACGTGGATGGGGTGAACTATTATCAGGGCGAAGCATACATCAATAGCCTGTCCATTGAGGATCCCGTTGACGATGTTGTCTCTATCAGCATTGAATTTACGGGTACGGGCGCACTCACCTTTGAGACGGGAGAATAAGGAGGAGAACATGAAGAAAGGCGTAACAATCGAACTGGATAAGCCGAGGACTCTGCGGTATGGCATGAATGCATTGGCGACCATTGAGGACTTGTCGGGCAAGACGTTGATGTCCCTTGACCTCAACACGGTAGGCATCAAGGATTTGCTTATCATCGTGTATGCAGGGCTTTGCCATGAGGACAGGAGCCTGACGCTTGAACAGGTAGGTGATTTACTGGACGAATATTCGAATCTGTCGGATATCGCCGAGAAAGTCGGTGCGGCTTTAACGGAGGCTTTCGGTAAACCGAAAGCAAACGATAAGGGGGAATAACAGCCGCCGACTTTGACTTGTCGGCTTTCTTGGAACGAGCAGTGGTACAGTTTGGCATAGATCCAATCTCGGCGGGCGAATATACACCATATGAATTGTACCTTATCGGAAAACAAGTACAGGAACGTAATTATAGGGAATTTGAAAATGCCCTGACGATTGCCTGGCATACAGAAGCCTTTGCAAGGCAAAGAAGACTTCCGAAACTTGAAAAACTGCTCAAGGAGATAAGAAAACCGCCGAGGAAAACCGACAGCAGGAGTGACGCCATCCTCAAAGCAATGGCGGCGGCGAAGGGAGTAATAATCAAATAGAGAGGGAGGGAACGCATGGCAATCATTCGCAACTTGGTCGTTAAAATTGCGGCAGATATTTCCTCCCTGTCGAAAGGGCTTCAAACGGCGCAAAAACAGATACAGAAAGTTGCTGCCGGCTTCACGAAAGCGGGAACGACGTTGACGGCTTCGATCACAGCGCCTCTTGTTGCGCTTGGAGCGTCGGCTATCAATATTTCGAAGTCGTTCGAGCAAAGCATGGCGAACGCAGCTTCTGTTGCAATGGCAACGGGTGACGAGTTGCAAGCAATGACCGACCTTGCAAGAGGGATGGGCGCAAAGACAGTCTTTTCTGCTTCGGAAGCGGCAGATGCTTTGTACTATATGGCGTCTGCCGGTTATAAGCTTGAGGACATGACGCAGTCAATTGAGGCAACGCTCAACCTTGCATCTGCGACGCAGAGCGACTTGGCGTTTACAACGGATACGGTCGTTGCGGCTCTGAACCAGTTCCAACTTGGGGCGGCGGGCGCGGAACGAGTTGCCAATTTGTATGCGGCGGCTATCGGCGCATCCCAGGCAGACATGGATAAGCTTGCATTCTCAATGAACTATGTCAGCCCTGTGGCGAACAGCCTCGGTTGGGAAATCGAAGAAGTCGTTGGGGCATTATCTGTACTGTACGATGCAGGATATGACGGTTCTATGGCTGGTACATCGCTACGACAATCACTTGTTGCGTTAATGAATCCTACTTCCGCAGCGATAAAGGTCTTTGATGAGCTCGGTATCAGTGTTGAACAATTGGATCCGACCTCGAACGATTTGGCATCCATTCTCGATACACTGTCAGATGCGGGGATGACGACTGCACAAGCAATGGAGGTGTTTGGGGCAAGAGCTGGTCCCGGTATGCTGTCATTGCTTGCGGCGGGAGGGGACGCTGTACGAGACATGACGGAAGCCATCACGGGTACGAATGCTGCGACGGATATGGCAGAGATGCAGGTCGATACTTTGCAAGGACAGCTGAAAATTTTGGAATCGGAATTGGAAGAAGTCGCTCTGCAATTCGGCGACATCCTTATTCCCATTATCCGCGAACTGTTGCAGAAGTATATTTCCCCGCTTACAAACAGGCTGATGAGCCTAAGCGCAGGGACAAAGAAAAATATCGTCGTTTTTGCTTTACTCGCCGCAGCCATTGGCCCTCTCTTACTTGTGGTAGGAAAACTTATCTCAAGTGTTGGAACGATCATCAAGCTTGGTTCGCTGTTGTTTTCGAAGACAGGGCTCATCATAGCTGGCATAGTTGCCGCCGTTGCCGTAATTAAAAAACTGTGGGATACAAACGAGGACTTCCGAAACGCAGTAACGGCGATATGGGAGAAGGTAAAATCTTTCATCCTGAATGCGGTCGAGGCAATCAAGGATTGGTGGGACAAGAACGGTGAGAAACTCATCAAAAAAGTGGTGAGTACCCTTAAGTCGCTTTGGAAGATCGTCAAACAGGTTTTCGGGAAGATACAGAAAATAGCCGAAAAGGTTTGGGGAATCGTAAAAGATATTGTTATTGATGCAGTGTCAGCCATAAGGGACTTTTGGGAGGAGAATGGAGCAGAGATATGGGCGACGGTCAAGACTCTGTTCACTAACATTTGGAACATCGCAAGTACGGCATTCGACATCATATACGATGCGGTACTCAAGTTCTTGGACTATGTGCGACCGATATGGGAGAACATCAAGGAACTATTCGGTTCGCTATGGGATACCCTTGTCGAGTTATACGAAACCTTGAAACCCGTATTTGAACTTATTGGCGGGCTGGTCATGGGTTTGCTCGGAGTGGTGACCGGGGTGTTGTCCGGCATTATCGAGGCTCTTGGACCATTCATCCAAGCAGTCATCGATGTTGCACAGGCAATTCTTGAAATAATCCAGGTAATCTGTGCTGTGCTTCGAGGTGACTGGTCGGAAGCCTGGGAGCATATGAAGAACGTGGCATCGAATCTGTGGGACGGCATCAAAAATATTTTTCTTGGAATTTGGGAGTTCATTCAGGGGTTTTGCGACGGCGTCAAAAACTTTTTCGGCAATCTTGGAGACAATATCGTTGCCATTTTCAAGAGCGCATGGGAAGGAATAAGCGGATTTTTTACCAACATTTGGGAGGGCATAAAATCTGCGGCATCGTGGATATGGGATACAAT